GCAGACGCAACGCTAGGCGTATTCTTCACGACCTCGGCGGTATAGCCGAGAGCATGAACGCCATCAGCAAACACGCCGATCTTGTCAGCAACGGTGAAGTAATCGATGGCCTTGCTGTTTGCCTGCAGCGCCATGATGGCTTCAAAGACCTGAGCATTCTCAGGCCAGTAGAAATCCTCGGCGCGTAGATCAGCAGAAAGCACATCAATGAGCTCGGGACGGATCATCATCGCTCCGATGACGCCCTGCTCGGCTTCTAGGCTATATGGCTCACGCATGGTAGTTGCCCTCCACGACCTTGACGAAGTTGGAGGGGCAGATCAGCCAATCGAAAGAGGCACGAAAAGGCTTGCCGCCGTTCTTGCCCTGGGTGCGCCCCATAAGAAAGTCGGAAGACTTGACCGTCTCAAAGTAATCACGCCAGAAGTCGACGCTCTGGTGAACAGGGCTATCGTTCCAGCGAGCCTTCAGCTTTGCTTTACGCTCTGCATTCAGGATCACTACTGCAGGCAGCGCAGGAGTCAGCGTCTCGTTGAACAGATCAGTAATCAGTTGATATGGGCACCGATTGAGGCCCTCTTGAGGGACTCCCTGATTACTCCCTGTATTACTCTCTTTTGTATTACTTCCCTGCGTGTTTTCCGAAGGGGGTTCATCGCCTTTTCCGAAGGGGTTCGCAGCGTTTTCCGAAGGGGTCTTCGGTTTTCCGAAGGGGTTCTTGATTCGAATACGGCGCTCAACAACGCGCTTGCCATCTCGGATCAGCTCAACGTCGACCAGATCCTTAACAGCCAATCCGCTGATGATCTCGGAAACGCGAGAGATAGAAAGACCGAAGAACTCGGCGAAGTGCGCATTGCTGGCATAGCAGCCGCGCTGCTTGTCTTGAAGGCTACCGATCTCGACCAGCATTACCTTCTCAGTAATAGACAGGTCGTAGTCCAGCCAAAGGTCGGCAGGAATCCATACACCCTGGAATTTGCGAGCAAGGTTCGTCATACAGACACCCCTCGCGACAGGGACTGGCGCTTACAGATAAACATGGTTTAAACTCCGTGCGTGTGCTGCATTACAAGGCTTTCTTCGGTTGCAGCCGAATGAGCCAACGAAGCCCGGAGGTGACCTAAACAGTCCCTTCGGGCTTTTTGCTTTTCAGAGGGGCGAACACATACAACGACGCGCTTTGCAGCGATCATTGCTAGGTGTTGGTGAATGGCTTTGTTCACTTATCAGTCCCTCATTTCGGGCTATTCAGCCCGGCGCCGAAACGGTTGAACCGTCCCCGGCATGCTTCTTGGCCTGGTGCGCTTGGTGATGGTGTCTTGAATGCCCTTCTTCGCTAGCTCAGCTGGATCAATACCCAGCTCATGCGCCATATGCGTCAAAAGCTCCAAATCCTCATCGTTCAACAGCTGCCCCAGGTCCATGTCGGTGTTGTTGGCAGACATAGAGGCCCTCGTATGGGCCTTCAGGCCGCAGTGATGCTTCGCGTAAGCTCTTCTCGCTTCTCGTCGATCCAGGACTTCAGGATCTCGCGTGCCAGTACCGCCTTCTGCGTGCGGTGAATGGTTGCGAGGTTTTCTAGAAAGGCCTCGTACTCGTCGTCGAGACGAACCTTTGTCTCGTTCCGGTTTTTGTGTCGCGGGTCTGCATACATGGCGATTTCCTTATGCGGCTTCGAATTGGTTACGCGGCTTCTTTGCCGTCTTTTGGATTCAGCAAGTCATGGAGATCGGGTCGCATGCCAGCCAGGGTCAGCTCGTTATTACTGGCCTTCTGCAGACGAGCAGCGAGCTCGGCAGATGCCTTGCGGTGACCTCCGGCCAGCTGCCACAGGTAGGCAACGGACGTGGAGGCGGCGGAAGCGAGAGCCTCGCGCTCCTGTTCGTTGTGGCTGTGCAGCCAGTCGCGGATTTGGGTGGACATTGGGAATCTCCTGTTCATACAGGAGCGAATTTAGCGTGCCGCTAAAGTTTGTGCAACAGGGAGTTTAGCAACGTGCATATTTCATCGTTAGCGCCAAGCTGTAATCCTATGCGGATGGATATCTCATCGATTCGCCGACAAAATCTGCTATCTCTCCTGAAAGGGCGGTCTAAGCGCGTCTGCGCGGAGCTCTGGGGAACGTCTCCCTCCTATGTAAGTCAGATGCTGTCCGACAAGCCGACGCGAAACATAGGGGACGACATGGCACGGAGAGTCGAGGTCGCGGAGCTCCTACCGCATGGCTGGCTTGATCAGCTACACGACGAAAGCAATCGCACGCTGCTAAACAATGTCCATACACTGCCGATATCGCGGAATAGCGAGCTGGACCTGCTTGGGGATATCTCCTCGTGGGACGGTGAAACGCCAGTGGAGGACGAGGAAGTGGAAGTACCGCTGTTTAAGGAGGTTGAGCTCGCAGCTGGAAGCGGATCGGCGGCCGTGATGGAGATTCCCGGCCGATGCATCAGGCTTTCTAGGGCGACCCTGCGCACTTGCGGAGTCGACCCAGCAAATGCAGTAGCGGCGCAAGTCACAGGCCGCAGCATGGAGCGCGTCATTTTCGACGGCGCGACGATCGGAATCGACCGCGGCACAACGTCGATCCATGACGGCGAAATCTACGCGATTGACCACGACGGAATGTTGCGAGTGAAGTATCTCTACCGGCTTCCAGGCGGCGGATTGCGCCTCAGGTCTGAGAATGACGTCGAGTTCCCCGACGAGCACTACACGGCCGAGCAGGTCGCAGCATCAATCCGGATTATCGGATTCGTCTTCTGGTGGTCCACCATCCGCCCCGTCAACCGACGAGGCCGCTCGTTCTGAGCATTCCGCGCCAGGTCACTCTTTCCTGGCGCTTCTCTTATCGATAACAGCACCCTGATAGTCGGGCAGGTAGGCCGCCAATTCGTCGCGTAGCAGCACGCGCGCGCCTTCTGTGCCCAGATCCTCAACCAGAACCTGAACGGCAAGCCTAGCGAGCTCTGCCGAGCTTCCTGCTGCGCCTTTTAGGCCGCCGTCCAGCCACTTAGCCTCTACGCCTCCTCTCACAGTCACCCCTGCCATCACTACCTCCTGTCGTATTTCTGCCAACCAGCGCTCATTTCGCTGCGTCAGGGTAAGACCTGCCGCAGGCTGTTTTTATCCTTGCGCTAAATATTTATCAGAAAATTTAGCAAGACCTGTTGACGAGCATTTAGCATGGCGCTAAATTTCACCCATCGACGCAGCAGCACCGCGTCAGGGCCTGAAAAGCCCATCGCTCTTTACACAACTTGGGAACATCGCGGCGGGGTCCGGGCAACCGAACAGCGCGATCAACAAATTCCCCGCCCCATGCCAGCTCTGGAACTGGCCGTGGCTCCACATGCAGCCACGCGAAGTTGCGCAACCGCCGCCCTGGAAGACGCCAGTAGCTGACCAGGGACTGAGACGACTCGGCATAGCGCGCAACGGAGAACGAACTGTCAAGGAATCCTTGGTAGTTCAAACGGAACATTCACTTCTGGCCATTCGCGAGAGTGGCCAGCGGGAAGACAACCGAACGGAGCAACACCATGAAGGCAAAGACGTACCAAGTAAGAGACAACACGCTGGCCGCGATCTTCTTCATCGCGCTACTGATCGCTGGCCCGGCCGCATGGATCACTCACCTTGTCCGCTGCTTCACCGAAGAGCAATGGGGCTTTCTGATTGGCGGCGCCATCTTCTTCCCGGTGGCGATCGTTCACGGCGTCGGCATCTGGTTCGGCGCCTGGTAACCACCCCACCCCCGCATCTTGGCTACAGGCTGCAGCGGGGATTAACAGAATGGAGAGAGTGATGGACAACGTTGAGCCGATTTATCTGACCAGGCACGGCAAGGTGACCATCAGCGAGGCCGGAATTGATGTCGAGGGATTCGACGCGAATCTCGCCAGTTGTCGCGAGCTGGCAGTGATGGCTGCCGTGTGGGCTATCGGCGAGCTACAGCGCGAACTGCTACTGACGATTCAGCGCCCAGGCGGCGGCAACATCAGCGTCGATTAACCGCCCCACTGTCACCCATCAGCACATAGGAGGATGAGATGAGCGAATGGATAAGCGTTGAGGAGCGTCTGCCGGAAGCCGAGAACGGCGCAGGAGAGAGCGAGAACGTTCTGATTTACGGCGGTCTTTCCGGGGTTGGCGTTGGGTTCTACTGCCACGATGAAAACCTGTGGGCGGATCAGGATGGCATCGAACTTGATCCAGACCTGTGCGTCGTCACCCACTGGATGCCACTCCCGCCGCCACCGAGCACGCCATGCTAACCGGCCCCGAAGTCCTGATCCTCTGCGCCTTCCTCGCAGCGCTGTGCATGTGGGATTGGTGGCGGCGCAACAAACCATCTTGAACCATGAACAAACCGCCGAGCGCAGCGGCCCTTCGGGATACCTGCGACGAGGATCAGCCGGCCAGTGCCTCGATTGCTAGAAAACCCCGGCAGCCATCTACGGGATTTCCCACAGCTTTGCCCGTCGAGATGGCCGAATGGCTCACGTAACGAGCCTGCATCGGAGAGTGATCTGAATGCGCAGCCAAAAGGTAGCGCAAATCGCTTGGCAGCCCGAAGGTATCCAGTAGCCGGGGATAAGCGCCGGCCAGATCACTCTCCGATGCAGTGGATTCGCCGCAATCGGTATATCCGAGGGAAAACCGGAAACGGATAAAAGCTGGACTTCGGCAGCCAGCCACACCTGCATCACCCCTTCCATCGCCCATCCGGGCAACTCCACACATCACTGATCGCTGCGCAGGACGCGGCTTGGAGAGCTTATGTCTGTTGCATTCGAGCTGAACGACGGAAAGGTAATCATCGACGTGAACTACCTGATGGACGCCATGAGCGATCAGGCAAAGCTTGATCTCGTGGAGCGCCTTGCGGTTGAAGACGTTGTGATCAAGCACGTCGTTGACCAGATCGTCGAAGGCCTCACCGAGAACTGCTACGCCGGCTCCAGGCTATGCGGCTCCTCAGTTGAGCCAAACCTGCCTCTGGACATTGCTCACCGCCGCATTGCCGAGGCCAGCAGCGAGATAGCGAACGCTGAGATTGCTTCCCTGAAGCGAGAGCTTGCGAGTACCGCAGAACGACTGCGCAGTGCCTATGCCGAGCTTGATCGGCTACAGCACCCTTGCCGCGGCGCATAACCCATCCTGCCCATCCGGGCACAGAGGTATCCACCATGAAGCACTACGGACCCATAGGGCGCCGCGAACAGCCGTGCCCGGATGATCAGTTACGCGAAGCACTGGAGCCGTTCGCCCGCGAGGCAGCGATGTGGAACGGCAAGGTCAAGGATGACCGCGAAATCATCACAGTGAGCAGCATCGATGACTTCGACTGCCAGCAAGAACGATACATCACGGTCGGCGACCTGCGCCGGCTTGCCCGAATTCACGAAGAGCTGGTGAGCCAGCAACGGAGCGCAGCATGAACAATGATATCCGCAACGCACTGCTGGACCTGTTCAGCGTGTGCCTCGAAGTGAACGGCGCCGGCCGGTATCACGCCCGCATGGAGTTTTCGCCTCACTGTGAGCACTTGCAGGTGTACGTCCTGCCAGCCGACACCGACTACAGCGACGTGATGGACCGCCAGTACAAGCTGTACGAGGACATGTACATCAGCCGAGCGCTTGGCGGGTCGCCGAAGAAGGTCGTGAAGAACCTTCACGCGCTTGCAGGCCGCGTGAATGAGTTTCTGCTACCAGCACAGGAGGAGGCGGCATGAGCAAGGAAGTGAAGCGGTACAAGCTGTTCGCCAGTCTGCGCCCAGAAGCCATCGCATTCTTACCCGACGAGGTGGTCAGTGCGCGCGACTACGAAGCCCTTCTCGCTGAGCGGGATCGGCTGCGGGATGCCCTGGGCTGGTATGCCGAGCAAGCCTCAGGGTGCAGAAAGCTAGGGGCAGGTGGCGATGAATTCCGCCACGCACTTGATCATGACGGAGGCGCTCGCGCCCGCGCCGCCCTGCAAGGAGAGCAGCAATGACCTGGTATGCGACTGCGTGGGGGCACATGGAAACTGTTCGAATGCGACGCTCCGATGAAGAGCCGGCCGCAATAGCAAAGACCATCGACGACAGCTATCCGTACTCGCAGCGCTCTGGCTGGGCGTACAAGGCGTGGCTGGACGCCAGACGCGACTTCTTCCGCAAATACAACTTGCCGCTACGCAGAGCGCGAAAGCCTGCGCCAGACCTTTTGCAAGGAGCCCAGCCATGAACGCCTACGTACTCAAGGAACTGGCCGGCGCCCTAGGCATCGCCGTAGCCGGATCGCTTATCGGAACTCTCGCCTACGTGGCGCTATTGGGGGGTGTGTGATGGGTGACCGCGAACTGTTGGAGCTGGCGGCTAAGGCGGCCTGTATTAGCG